GCCGGCGGGCGAGCTCATCTCCCGCTCGGCCGTCACCAAGGCGGTGAACGCGTACGTGACGGAGAAGGCGCTGAAGCAGGGTCAGAACATCACCCTGGACGACACCCTGAAGGCTCTGCTGGTCGTGCCGGAGGGCGTCCAGGTGACGTTCCTGAACATCCAGAAGTACCTGAACCAGCACTACATCAAGCCGGAGAAGCCGGTGGTCGAGAAGAAGCCGGTCGAGGAGAAGAAGCCCGCCGCCGCGCGCCCCAAGGTGGCGAAGAAGTAGGCCGACTTAAACATATTGTAATAAAATAGAACATGGAGGTGGTCCCGGGTCCTCCCAGAAGCGTCTTGGACGCGCTTCTGGGAACCAAGATCAAAGACATAAATTTATATATTCGTGCATTCACCCATAAATCCGCCCTGAAGCGCTTCGAGGGACTCACGTCCTCGTACGAGACGCTCGAATTTATGGGTGACTCCGTACTGGGGTTTGTTGTTACTAAATTTCTTTTCGACAAGCACGAAAGGGAACAAGAGGGGTTTCTGACAAAGGCGCGCACGAAGATGGTTCGCGGCACGACGCTCGCCACAATAGCTCAGAAACTAAATTTTGATAAATGGATCATCATGGACGAGAAGGGCATGCGCAACGGGTGGAATACCAACCCCAAAATTCTCGAGGATGTTTTGGAAGCTTTCATCGGTGCCGTGTATCTCGACCTAGGCATGGTGCACGCCAAACGCTTCATCCTAGATTCGTTCGAAAAGGTTGAGACAAATCTCGTGGATGACAACTACAAGGACCAGCTCATGCGGTGGTGCCAGGCGGAAAAACTCGCACTGCCAGAATATCGCGTGGATGCTCACAACAACGGCACTTTCATGGTGACGGTGATTGTAGACGCGCAGGAATTAGGTTGTGGGTTCGCCAGTACCAAAAAGCAGGCGGAGCAAAACGCAGCACAACTACTACTTAAGACCGACCAGCGTTTCAAAAAGAATGGAGGCCAAGGTTGCCGAATTGCTGGGGCGCACGTATGCGGATCAGCGCAGTCAGGAGTGGCTGGCACTCCGTGAGACTATGCTCACCGCCAGCGACGTGGCGAGCGCCATTGGGCACAACCGGTACGAGCGCCCGGATGATCTCTTGCGCAAGAAGGTTCTGAAAACGGCGTGGGCTGGCAACGCCGCCACGGCGCACGGGACGCTCTTGGAGCCCGTAGCGCGCGATCTATATGACGAACGCTACGGCAAGAAATCGCATGAGATTGGGCTCGTCCAGCACCCTATATATAGCTTCCTGGGTGGCTCGGCCGACGGAATCACAGAGGATGGGATTCTCCTCGAGATAAAGTGCCCATTGACGCGCAAAATTGAGGACAAGGTGCCGAAGCACTACATCCCCCAGATTCAACTTCTTCTAGAAATTATTGATTTTGAAAATTGTGACTTTGTCCAGTACCGCCCCGCCACGGTCAAGTACGTCGTGCCGTTCGGGCCCTTCACGGAGAACGGCGCACCCCCCGACCAGGTGGCCGTGCCGGTGCCGGAAATTTTCATGGTGACGCGCGTGACCCGCGACCGGGAATGGTTTGCGGGGTTTCTGCCCACCATGCAGCGGTTCTGGGACGGCGTGATTCGCGCCAGAGAAAACGGGTTGTGTGAAGTTGAGCACGATGCGCCGTTCGTTCCAAAATGTGAAGTCATACTAGATGAAATCAGCGCCGAGCCCCGCCGGATGGAAGTGCCCGCACAAGCCCAAGTTCTTGACGTGCCGGGAATGCGCGGGGAATTTTTGTGCGGGGTGTATTCAGCTCGAGACGCACTACTGTCCCGGGCTGCATAAACGGTCGGAAACTGAAAAAGAAAATTTGGCAAAAAAATTAGTCAAGGTGGTGGCGCCGCGCGTCGCCGCCATCTAACGCCGAATTTGCGTGTAAATCAGGGCTGCAACAAGCAGAAATGCAATAACAACCCAGAGATCCCATGTATTGGCACGCGGCGCTTGAAACGCGTAATCGCCCCCCTGGCCACGGGACAGGTCCGGGCGATTCCACGTCGTAACGCCGTTATCAAATTCGTACTTGCGTGCAGGAAAGCCGTTGAAAGGCGCAGCCGCCTTCCCGGGCATCTCTTTAAGATACATGGGACCGGAGCGCATCACGTGGAGAGGGTTAAAGTCTTTCAGAGCGTCGTTCGCGTCGGTGTATACGGTAGGGCGCTCGTCAATCTCCACGGTGTACGTGCCGTCGCTCTTCCACTTGGACCCGTCCGTCGGCACGCCGTACGTCCCGGACCACGTGTAAGGGTTAAACTTGTTGATGGCCAGATCATCGTTGATCATCCAAGCCGTTGCCATTAACATACGCCTACATTTTTCTCCTTGTACACCTTGTGCTGGACCTTCTCGCGGTGCACGGTCCACATCTGATCAAGGTCCACATTCATCATTGACGCGAGTTGAAATAAATAACTAAACACGTCACCCATCTCCGTCACCACGTCCGTCCCCCGATCCTTCTTGAGCCCAGTCTTGCGGTACGCGCGGTGATACTGACGAATCGCCGAGGCCAGCTCGCCCACCTCCTCCGTGAACAGCAGCCACACCGTGCTCACCGGCGCCTTGTCCCACCCCTTGTGACGGCAAATCTGCATCGTCTCGTCGCGAAACTGGTTCATCTTGTAATTACAGATCACATCCTGTTTAAGCGGTTCAGCGCGTGTCGGTACCTCCACACCAGCGCCACACCAGAGCCGAGAATCACCGCCTCAATACCCGTCTTCCAATTTTCGATAGAATTTGCGTCATACCCACGTTCCCGTAGATTGCCAGCAACCACTGTATTGCTGAACAAACGCACGAACCGATCGATCGCGAAGAATATGAAAAAACCGATAAGGATGTCATCGAGTGGTCTCATTTACTAACCCCCAATCTTAAAGTTGTAAGGAAGTTTTGTGCCATAAGTGCTCGTGTTGCGGGGAGGCGCCAGGGGCACCGGGTTGCTCGCAATATCGCGCAGGTAGACCATGTGCTGCAGAACACCCGTGGTAATCGTGCCGATCGCCTCGCGGACCACGGCGGCGTTCATCCGGTCAATCTGCCCACGAACGTCCGTGAAGGGGTCCACCGCCATATTCACGTACACGCGGCGCATGAGGGCCTGGAGATCGGAGTCATTCTGCGCGTCGATCGCGTACCCAGTGCGCGCCTTGATCTCACTCTGCATGGCGCGCTGCAGAAGACCCCGGTTAAACTCGGAAAAGAATGCGTCCGTCAGCGGGCTGGGCTGCAGCCTGGTTGACATGTCTACTAGTGAGGGATAAAAAAATAACACGTGTAAACTTCAATGAAGGTCATCAAGAGAAACGGCGACGAGGTCCCCATGCTTTTTGACAAAGTGACGGCCCGCATCCGCAAGCTGTGCGAGGCCGGGGCACACGGCGCGAAGCTCGACGTTCAGCCCGACCGCGTGGCCCAGAAGGTCTTTTCGAATATGTACGACGGCATAAATACCAGTGAAATTGATGCGCTGAGTGCCGACGTGGCGATCGACCTCATGACGGAAAATCCCGATTACGAAACTCTCGCGACGCGCATCACCGTCAGCGACATGCAAAAGACGAGTCACAAGTGTTTTTCAACATGCGCCCTTGCGCTACACGCCAGTGGCCACGTCAGCGATCACTTCATGAAGTGCTTGGCGCTGGACCTGGACGCCGAAATTGATCATTCACGCGACTATACATTTGGCTACTTTGGAATCAAGACCCTGCAGAAGGGGTACCTGTTTCCTGGAGAGACGCCGCAGTATATGCTTATGCGCGTCGCCCTAGGAATCCACGGCGATGATTACCAGAGCGTCAAGGAAACCTACCGCCTCACGAGCCAGAAATTCTTCACGCACGCCACGCCCACGCTGTTCAACGCCGGCACACCCTGCCCCCAGATGTCCAGCTGTTTTCTTGTGGCGATGAAGGAAGACAGCGTCGAGGGGATCTTCGAGACGCTCAAGGAGTGCGCGCACATCTCCAAGTGGTCGGGCGGCATCGGGGTTCACTGTTCAAACATTCGCTCCAACGGGTCGGAGATCAAGGGAACCAAGGGCAAGTCGGACGGTATCATCCCAATGCTTCGCGTCTTCAACAACACAGCCCGCTATATTAACCAGGGTGGCGGCAAACGCAAGGGATCCTTCGCGTTTTACCTCGAGCCGTGGCACGCCGACGTCATGGATTTCCTGGATCTACGGCTGAATCAGGGCGACGAGGAGGCGCGGTGCCGCGACCTCTTCACGGCCCTCTGGATCCCTGACCTGTTCATGCAGAAGGTGGAGGCCGATCAGGACTGGCATCTCATGTGCCCCAACGAGTGCCCCGGGCTCCCAGATGTTTACGGAGACGCCTTTGATGAGCTGTACCGGATGTACGTCGCGCAGGGGCGGTTCAAACGCGTGCTCAAGGCGCGCGTCGTGTGGGACTCCATCCTGCGGTCGCAGATCGAAACCGGCACTCCTTACATGTGCTACAAGGATTCGTGCAACAAGAAGAGCAATCAGAGTAACATCGGGACAATCAAGTCGTCCAACTTGTGTACCGAGATCATGGAGGTCTCGACCCCGGACGAGACGGCCGTGTGCAATCTCGCGAGTATCAGTCTCCCGGCGTTTGTAAAGGATGGCGACTTTGATTTTTCAACCCTGCACGCCGTGGCACAAGTGGTGACGCGCAACCTCAATCGCGTCATTGATAATAATTACTACCCCACCGAAGCAGCCCGCAAGAGTAACATGCGCCACCGCCCGATCGCCATCGGCGTGCAAGGGCTGGCGGACGTCTTCATGATGCTGGGTCTCGCGTTCGACTCACCCAATGCACGCGTGCTCAACGAGACAATCTTTGAGGTTATTTACTGCGGTGCTTTACACGCGTCGTGCGATCTAGCCAAGCGCGACGGCCCGTACGAGACCTTCAGCGGGTCCCCGGCGTCCGAGGGTATCCTGCAGTTTGATATGTGGGGTAAGAAGGCGGAGGGATTCGAGGAGATTCGTGAATCCATCAAGACGCACGGCCTACGCAACTCGCTGCTCGTGGCGCCCATGCCAACCGCGAGCACCGCGCAAATCCTCGGGAATAATGAGGCGTTCGAGCCCTACACGACCAATATGTACCTGCGTCGCACGCTCGCGGGAGAATTTGTGATGGTGAACAAGCACCTGATCCGCGATCTGCAGAAGCTGGGCATGTGGTCCAAGCAGCTGAAGGATGGGATCATCGCGGCAAACGGGTCCGTGCAACACATCGAGGGGCTGCCCGCCAACCTCAAGGCGGTCTACCGGACCGCGTGGGAAATTCCGCAGAAAAGCATCATCGACATGGCGGCCGACCGCGGGGCATTTATTGACCAGTCACAATCTATGAATATTTTTATGGAAAATCCATCGATGGCCAAGTTGTCGAGCATGCACATGTATGGCTGGAAGAAGGGCCTCAAGACGGGTATGTACTACCTGAGGACGCGAGCCAAGGCACAGGCTATCAAATTCACCATCGACCCGGCGACCCTCTCGGCCGCGGCGCTCGCGTGCTCCCGTGAAAACCCAGAGGCGTGCATGATGTGCTCTGGCTAAATCAATATTGAGGCGCCTCCCCGTCTTCACTTCAAATCGAAAATTACTTTTTAACAATAAATTTCAAAATTTTAGAAATAATCTAGTCACGGACACTTTGGGATTCCATTTTTTTTAAAAAGAAAGAATTTTAAATTTTATTGTTTCAGAAGCCCTGACGTGAGGTGAGATAAAATAAAATTTACTAATTAAGTTATGTGGTTGCCAGAAGATCTGGTCAGGAAAATACTAGAAATGGCCGATCTGAGCATCGATACTCGGCTCGCGTTTGGGCTCGTCCCAAAACGCATGTCACCGCGGCGCGTTGCTCAGATTGAAATTCTTTTAAAAAGTCACGACGGTTTATTTTATGATGTGATATCACAATCTTTGCACAATTTTAGAATTGAAGGAACTCATATCATACGAAGACCTATCGAACTCAGCTCATGTGACGATGGGCTGACTATATTCAATATTAATCAGGGTGAATACGCCCTTGAAATTTACACACCCGCTGGAGAGTTTATGTTCGACCCGCGCATTCGTGGCGCGTGGTACACCGAAATGCGGGTAATCAGTTGGTGACGGTGAAGCGTCCGCGACGGTAAGAGCGCGCCTTATTCACGGAGCGCACCGCCGCCTGCACGTTCGCCGCCGTGGGGGAAGCGGCCGCCTTATTGACGGCGCGGACGGCCGTCGCGATTTTTCGACCCTGGGCCGCGTAGTAATTGGCAACCTTGCGCGCCTCTTCGGCCGCCTTGATCTTCACCTGCAGGGCCGCGACCGCCCGGCTCTCCTCATTCTTGTGCTTTGCAACGAGTTTCTCCAGTTTACGGCGGGCGGAATTTTTGGCCGCCGCCTTGGTCATTCGGGAAACGCTGCCAACCATCTCGGAAAAATTCATTTTAAAAGGCTGTTCAAGTCCAGTAGGCATTATCACTTAAAAAAGCGCAACAAAATATATTAAAGAATGCCAAAGTGGTCTGAGATTCTCACGGAGGAGATTGACATCGAACCCGGGGCGGGTAGAACGCGGCCAAAATTCACACTGGCGGGAGGGCCCCTGAAGTTTCAGCTGCCACGCGGTTGGTGCCAGTGGGGGGTCAACGCAGAGTATAAATCATTTCAGGTGAGTGTTACAGACGAGGCTTTCGCACAATGGTACGAAAGCCTCGAGAAGAAGTTGTGTTCGGAAACGCCCTTTACCTCGAACCTGCGCGCTGGGCAGATGCGGCTCAAGGCGGATGATGGTACTCTGTTTTTCAAGGCGGACGGCACCCTCCTGGTGGATGGGGCGGACCGCATGAAGGGGGCGGACGTGTCGTGCATCATGGAAATTTCTGGATCTTATCATTTCAATGAGAAGTATGGGCTGACTTGCCGCGCAACGCAGGTGCGCATCTGGCAGGAGGGCGGGGACGACCCCGTGATTGGATCGTTCGGCACGTCGCCTCTAAAGGTTCCTAGACGCGCGCTGCTCGATGACGATTAGCTCACTTCATGAGCTCTTTAGCCTTCTCATACAGGGGGGTGCCCTTGGTGATGAGAACCATCTCACCCTTCTTTATCTTCAGCGCCTTCTTGGCCTTGGCGACTGCCACGATCCACGGGTTCTTCTTCTCACCGGCAGACTTGGCCTTGCTGACAATCTCTCCCGACTTGGTGTTTTTCTTGAGGTCCTTCTTGACGAGACCGCCGGTCGTGTGATGGGCGGTACCGCTGAAAACCTGGGCGCGCGAGCCGATCGCCTGTTCGTGCATTTTAATAATACTATATTTTTTTATTGTGGCTAATGAGTGGCTTGCTCAGAAGGTCGTGCCACCGCTTCGAGTGAGTGAGCGACTTGCCGTGACTCGCGCTTTTGGGCCCGTGAAGGAGACGCTCACGCAGTTGGGCCTTCTGGATCTTGATGATGGCGGCCCGGCGGCGAGCGTATGAGGCGGCGAGTTCGCGCAGGGCGCGGGCGTGCTTTACACGAAGTTGCGAAATAGTCATGTACTATTTGTGCTTATTTTTTTTAGGCCGCTTCATACTATTGAATAGTGCTGCTAGGTAAATCTGCTGAATAAGAGCATTCTCACGCGTCATAGCCTTGCGGCGATTCGTTATCGCGGCGTTCCCTGCGTTCATCGCGCGCTTGCGACGCGCAGACTCGGGACTAAGTTTGGGAGAGGTCATCTTATATACTGCAGACATTAAGTCTGACACCGGCGATCCACGCCCCACGTTCCATGGGACTTTGTCCAGCGTCCGCACTTGGCATCCATGGCCTTATTCATTACAGATCTATAAACGGTATTGTACAGTTTACGTTTCGCCTTGCGCGCCGCGGGCGTGGTCGCGTCGGCTGGGGACGGTGCACGGCGACGGAGCGCCAGGTGGTTCGCCATCACCTTTTTAATATTTTTACGGCGGCGAATTACGGCTCGGTTAAACTCGGACAAAAATGACGCGTGCATACGCGTGAGTTGCTTGATAGTCATCTTATATTTTATATAAATAATAATATTATGTACCATCTCTGTGAGTCGGTACATAGCGCGCACCCTGATAATATGATTTTTCACGAGGATCTGACGAACATATTTTCAGAATTGATAATTCAGCAAGGACTCGCGATGCGTGACAGACACGCTATATTGGCATTCAACCCGTCGATTGTAGGATCAGTTGTGTCGGCCCGCGTGATGTTCGTCAGGGCGGGCGAGGCGCCGCCCAAAGACTGGACCTTTCACACCGCACTTGACGACAAAATACCGTGGCGCCATATGGCCGATGGCACCCTATTGATTGATATTGAAAAGAAAATTTTTTTAAAATTTTTCGATTCCAAAGTTGACATGCGCCTCGCTCGAATTCATGGAAAAATTATCGCAAGTTGGAATGAATATATGAATTCAGACAATCCCAAGTTGAACAACTACACTTACGTGAATGACCCGAAGCATACAGCCCGAGTTTATATATTTAGTGGCGCGTTGCGTCTCGAGCCCGACGTGGATATACTGAACATTTCTCACACGTGCGCTTCGAAGGCCATGCAGATCGAGAAGAACTGGTCGATGTGGCCGGCCAGTGATGGGCGCGTGGGTGTGTCGTGGATGATCGCTCCCCATCACGTTTTTTTCACAAGTCAAATTTCCAATCTGAAAACGTGCGGTCGCACGGAGGACCCAGTTGTGACGGCGGCCCCTCCCGGTGTCCATCTGTCACTCGGTACGCCCGCTATAGAGCTAAGTCGGGGGGTGATGATGGGAGTAGGCCACGCGAAAATCAAGTTGGATGATATTCGAGATGGGGAGTTCGCCTTGCCAGCCGAACCGTCATACATCCATCCCAAACAAAACAGAAGATATAGATATTTTATGTTTTTATACAAGTTCAACCAAGGGGACGGGCGTATTGTGTCCATTTCTGGATTTTTTATTCCATGGTCCGGAATGGCTTCTAATATATTCTTCCCATGTGGGCTCGCGTGGGATGAGAGAAGATATTGGATAAACATGACTTACGGGGTTGGTGACGCTACGTCCCACGTCATTACACTCACACCGCGGACGATTGATGAAATTTTCGAGACGCGAATGGACGCTACTATAAAAGCAGTACACATGCAGTGCGACACTCCACACAATATTGATGAGAAAAGGCGCATTTATTAAACTGCGAATATCTTGCGTACCGCGCGGACCGTCACCCCGTTCTTGGACGCGGTGGGCAGCTGCGAGCGCAAGCGATCGTCCTGGAGCACCTCCGCACACACCACCGACTTGTGACCCTGCAGGTCGAGGATCGACTGCTCGATGCTCGGCAGCTTCTCCGACCCCTTGTAAATCAGCTTCTTCACGTGCACCTTCTTCATCTGGCCGTTGCGGTGCGCGCGCGCGATCGCCTGCAGCTCCGTCGCGGGGTTCCAGGCGGGCGTGGTGATGTAGACCCTCGACGCCTCCGCGAGGTTCAGACCCACCCCGCCCGCCTTGATCTGAATAATAAACGCACACGGTTTATCCGTCTTTTTGAAGCGCTCGATGCGCGCAGCGCGGCGTTCCGTATCGACACCTCCGTCTATCCGAAACACCTTGAAATCCGCCGCCTTGAGCCGCAGGTGGATCTCATCCATCTCGCCCATAAATTGCGCAAATATAAGAGACTTTTCACCCGGGTGGGACTTGATCGAGTCTATCAGAAAATCCATCTTCACCGACCCCCCCGTCCACGCATCGGGGTCCTGCCCCTCCTTGCGCGCGCGGCCGTCAATGTATAGCTGTGGCCAGGCCATAACCTGGCGCACGCGCAATAGAGCTTCTATTAGCTCCATTTGGTGGTTGTTCTCGCCACCACTCGCGAAAATTTCAGACACCGTCTGCTGCGAGCGCGACCAGACCTGATCGTACAGGGCAACCTCCTTTTCGTTCATATCGAGCTCAACAGTCTCAATATCGCACGGGGGCAGGGAGAAACGCGTGCAGTCCTCCTTGGTGCGCCGCAGCAGGTATTTTTGGCGAATATCGTCCGAATAGCACTGCACGTGACTGCGCGGAATTCCGATGAAAGCCCCAAGAGCCGCGAAATCCTTGATGGAATTGAAGACTGGCGTGCCCGTGACAACCCACCGGATGCGCGCGCACAACGCGTTGCAGGCAATGTGCGTCTTTGACTTGGCGTTGCGAATCTCGTGACCCTCATCAAGAATCACACGGTCCCACGTGATATTCAGGAGAGGGGACGCAGGCGATCCCTTGCGCTGCGGCAGGACGGAATACGGGGCGATGGTCACCTGCGCGTCCCGGTCAATGACGCGCTTGGCACCGTCAAACAGGTGGACCGACAGGTCGGGCGCGAATTTCGCCACCTCCGAACGCCACTGCGTCACGATGGACTTGGGAACTATCACCAGCGTGCGGCGAACGGGGTTCTGCAGGATCGTGGCTATGAGCTGGACGGTTTTACCCAGGCCCATCTCGTCACAAAGGAAACCGCCCGGGTAGTCGCCAGCACGCTCGCGGGCAAGAAGCCACGCAACACCAACGTGCTGATGGCTGAGGAGGCGCATGTTTGTTTTTGAACCCAAGAACTTCCCGACGAGGCCAAGTGTCCACAGAACCCTTTTTTTTCGCCGACTCTAGTAGATGCCCAACGCGCCACAATTAACTAATAATCCATTATACGAACCAAATGATATCGTGACTAACCGGTATATAAAAATCCTTAAAAACGCGAGCCGCCCCGAACTCGAGGAGGCGGTCAAAAAGGGGGATCCACCCCTAGCCGCCGCCGCCACCTTCTTACTCAGTAAACTCAAGGGGGGGTGGGATGCGATCGCGTCCCTTTGGCGCACCACGCCAGAGGATCGCGTCATGAAAATTTATTCTGAAATTGTTCACGGCCACCCACCTCCGACTTTCAAAGAAAAAATAACAAAAAAACTTTTTGAAATTTTAACAATTAGTAAAACGGGCCTTGCTGCCGCGGGACGGGCGGCAGGCATAGCTCTCCAGATTTTTTCACCCAGTAAACTAGCCTCTATTATTCATGGCGATCGCGTAAAATACATGAATTTCAGATACAAACTTTTGAATTCCCCAAAGGTGGCCCTGTCCGGCCGGAGCCTCCTGAACTCCCGCTATGCTTCAATCACAAAACAAAATTTTAAAAACAAAATTTTAAAAACAAAACTTCAGATTATCAAGCGACTTGGTGGAAACGAGAATGACCCGAGAATAGGCCCTTTATTATCGAAAAAACTAAAAGAAATAGGGGTGAGTATATCCCCGGCGCAGGCGATCGCCGCGGCAGCCGGGAAATTGTCCATGAATACGGGTCGTCTCTCCACATCTAGATATGAAGTTATAGGAACTCCCAAACTATATACTAATGCACAACAATCCCTAGATACCCTTGCTAGCCAACTGGGTATGACCCCGGCGCAAGTTTTGAAGGATCCTAGGGCCGCGATAATTCTCGCCCGGATGATCGCCACCCCCGGTGGATCGACGATGTCCGAAGAAAACGCTAAAAAATTGTACAAGAGATTGGAGATGGATATCGCTCCATTGAATCGCGTTTCTAAAAAACGGTACAATAAAATTAATTTTAAAAATAAAACTTCCATCGCAGAATATCTAAAAAAACACGATATAAGTCTGAACGAGCTGCGTAAAATTCCCGGCGAAGTTGCGGCGGCTACAGGATCTCCCTTGCAGACGATCAAGAATTATATAAACAAAATGAAACCCGGAGCACCACGAATTGGTGGGGGACGGTACAATAAAATGACTTCTCAGCAGGAGGCGCGGGTGCCGCCCGGCTCAACAAAATTAT